GCAGCCGCTCCGTGAACTCATCCGCGCCGCTCTCCGGCGTGAACGCCGCCGCGGGCAGATTGCTCGGCAGCACCAGCCGGCAGCGGCTCGATACCGTCAGGCTCATGTCGTTCGCGCAGTTGCGCGCCTGCTTGAAGTAGCGCTCCTGCACGCGGCCCCAGCCGTCCGCCGCCTCTAAGTCGCGCGCGTGGCCCGGCGCCTGGGTCAAGGCCCGCTGCACCTCCGCCGTCGCGCTGATATACTCGTGGTGGGCGACCAGATAGCGCCCGAGGTTGTCCGCGTCGAGGTCGGTGTAGAGCCCCACGTCGATGAGCTGCTTGCCGATCGCGCGAAACTCGCGATGCAGCTCCTTGGGCAGCCACTTGGGCGGCTTCGCCCGCTGCGGCGCCGGCACCACCACCTCACGGTCGCGCCGCGCGTCCTCCTCGGCGCGCGTCAGGTGCTTGCGCCCGTTCCTCACGACCAGATCGGTCGGTTGTCTTGCTCCTGCCATCTCCGCGCTCCTTTCTGCGCTGCCGCCGAATATATCGCTCCATGTCCCGCTTGAGATACGGGCTTGCCGTCGCGGCTATGATCCGCTCGGCCTCCTGCACGGTCATACGGCACCGCCGTGCTTCCCAAGGCTTTTTACAAGCGCCTTTTCGCGGTCAGATAATGGCCAAATGATTTTTCCATCCGCTGACATGCGGGAGTTTTGCTGAGATTCAGAAATGGCAGCCAAACGTGCGCTCATGACTTCCAACGCAGCTTCTTCTGCTTTGGATTTCTTAGCAGCAGCCGCCTCTGACAGCAAGAAGCCGCCGCCAAAAATGGCCTTGCCTTTTTCCTTTTGGGCATCCAGAGCTCGTGTAAATTGAAGATCCTCATCGGAAAAACACAATGACTGGCCATGCTTCGCAAGGTCAAAATCCTGAACGCATAAAACGTTGCGCGGATAAATGTACCCCGGAAGCTCAATCCGGGATTCACCCCGGTTACGTTTATCAGCTTCGTCTATCAAAGAAAACAACTCCCCGGAAATCTCCACGCGCCACCCCCCCAAATTTGTGACAAAGGACGTATTGACGCGGGCACCGTTTTCGTACGTAACTGAGGCCGAAACGGGCACGTAGTTTGATTTTCCCGCATTTGTGGAAAACAGCGTCAGCGCTGGAGCAAACAAGAAGTAGCGGATGCCATGCTCATCAAAGAATCTGCAAATCTGCGAAAGAATAGAAAATGGCGGGTTGTCGATCACCACGCAGCCGTCCGGGTAGGTCTCGTGCTTATAATCGCCTCCGGGGTAAAATGGCCGAACAACCGGCGCGCCCTGCAAGCCGTAGTGATCCAAAGCCCAGTCGCGAATCACCTCGTAGATGTTCTGCGGCGTGTAGCAGTCGTCGGTGGTGAGTTTCGGCTTAAATTTATCCACAAATTTCGCATAATCCTCGCTGCTTTCGCTCTCGACATCTCCCCAAAAGTTGTTTCCTTCTGCCGCTGGTTTCGTCCGCTCGTGGGCGCTGACATGGATCGTCTCGATCTCGTCCATCGTGAAACCGGTCAGCGCGGTGTCGAAGGAAAGGCTGCTTAGCTCCTCCATCTCAAACTTGAGCCGCGCCGCGTCCCACTCGCCCGTCTCGGCAAGTCGGTTGTCGGCGATGATGTAGGCACGCCGCTGCGCCTCGCTTAGCTCGCTCACCGTCACATACGGGACCTCGGTCATGCCTTCGGCCCGCGCCGCTTCGACGCGCCCATGTCCGGCGATCAGGTTCTTGTCCTTGTCGATCAGCACCGGCGAGACGAAGCCAAACTCGCGCAGGCTGCGCCGCAGCTGCTCGATCTGCTCCGGCCCGTGGATCTTCGCGTTGTTTGCATAGGGGACCAGCTCGTCGATGCGTATTGTCGGCAGGTCCTTGACCGCCACGCGCACCGGCGTCTGCCCTGCTGTCTGCTTCTTTCCCATGCCTTGCCTCCTGTCGATATCTCCGATGCAGTCCCCGGCCCTCGACGAGCGAGAGCGCGGGGGACAGAACCGTGAAGGCTATGGCCGGCTTCAAGAGCCGGGGACCACACCGGACGCTTTAGTATCCGCCCCACCGGGCCTACGTCAATACACCACGCATCAAGCGCAGTCCTTCGGCCCAGGCAGGGCGGCGTTTTGTTTTTTTTGCTCCTGCGCATCTGGCCCACCGTCGCGGCAGGCCGTCCCCGCTTCGTTTTTGCTCGCGGCAACAGCGCCGCTGCCTCGAATGCTTAGTCGCTTTCTCCGCCACCGGCGGCGCTCCTGCGCATTCCCCGCCCCTCGCGATTCGAGGGCGCGGGGTAGGAGGAAATTCATGACCGCCCCGGTCAAAGAGCGGAGAACACGCAGGAACCTCCCGCTGCATTTTCGCAGCGCCTTTCCGTTTCCGCTGCGTTTCCGCAGCAGTTTTCTGTCCACGCTGCGCTTCCGCAGCGCCCGCCTCCCGAAATTCTCCGTGGGGAAAAAATCTCGCACGAGGGAGGGCCGGCGGTTTCTGGCAGCCACGCGGAAACTTTCTGACCCCGGGGAGGGGTCTGCAAGGAAGCCCCGCGCGACGCTCTCGCGACGCGCCCGAGCGCCCAAGCCTACCGCCTCGACGCCGCACCGCGGCGCTCTGATTTGCTGCGATTTTCGTGCATTTCTCGCGCCGTCTTGCGGCTATGGCAGCTGTGGCAGAGGCTCTCGAGGTTGCTACGGTCGCAGAACTTTGACCAGTCGCCCTTGTGGTCGACGATGTGGTCCACGTCCGTCGCGCGGACCCGCCGCCCGTGCCGGGCGCACTCGCGGCAGAACGGCTCGCGCAGCAGCTGCGCCGGCCGCAGGTCGAGCTTCCACTCGTCGGTCTGGTACATCCAGCGCCAGGACTGCGCTTCCTCACTGCGCCGGTCGCCGCGCGGCCGATGGGCGTCGCAGTATCCATCGCTCACCAGCACGCAGCAGCCGGGATGCCGGCAGGGTCGGAGCGGCTTTAAGGCCATCGGGCTATCACCTCCGGGCAAAACAAAAAGCCTGCACCGACACAAACCGCATACAGCGGATCATGTGGCGCAGGCGCTAAGGCACAGGCACTCGTCGATATTCACGATGGACTCCATCCGGCAGCACTTGCAGTAGACCGGCAAGTCTTTTGCTCTGGTTCCGGGATCGAGCCGAAGGACTTTGCCGCGCCCGCATCTCGGGCACATCAGCCATCCGTCCTTTGTGACCAGTTTACCATCATTCCGTTTTGATTGCAACACTTTTTGCCTCCTTTTTGCCCGGTGTCTACAAATAAAGCATAGCGTACAAGTAGAAACGTTCTATAGAAGTATTATCTTAGATTCATAAATCTAAAATAAAAGTCCTTGCGTTTTCCGGCGGTTTTGCGATCCAGTCCGCGTATTCGATGCGCCAGGCCGCCATGCCGTTCACCTCGCGCGCCAGCGGCCGCGAGCGCTCCTTCCAGAAGGTCTCACGTGGCATCGCGGGCGCTCGCGTCTGCACGCGCACCGTGCGTGGAGGAATCAGCTGCCGCATCCCGCGCGCCACGCCCCACGGATGCTTCCCAAGCGGGATCATCTCGTCCGGCTTGCAGAAGTACCGCGCAAGCCGCCGGTAGCCGCCGTCGCGGCTGAGCACGGGATACTCCTTATAGCCCGGATTGACGAAGCCGTAGCCCCACAGGAACTGCACCACAGCAAACGGCAGGTCGTCCTCGCTCGCCACAAAGTGAATGTGCCAGCGCCTATTGCTGTGCCCCGCCTCCACCGCATAGACATAGCGCCGGATGCTCGGGTCGAAGCGCCGCACGCGCTTGCAGAACGCGGCAAAGCACCGCTTGACGTCCTCGAAGGACGCCGGCAGGTGCGCATCGTCGAAGGTCAGAACATAGTGGACGCCCAGGTACCCGAAGAGGGCGAGGTAGAGCTCCAGCTTCTCCGCGCTGGAGCTCCACATGGAGGGCAGCGCAGGCGAGCCGCGGCATTGCTGCTCGCCCGCCCATGAGACGAGGCGGAACCGGTCGGTGGTGTAGGTCTTCGTCAGCGGCCCGCTCCGCTGCGTGACCACGCACAGCTCACTCATGCGTGCCCTCCGTTTGCTTCTGGTGTCCGCGCTTCTTCGGCAGCGGCTCACCGGCCTCGCGCAGGATCTCCTCAATGCGCTCCTTCGAGCAGACGTTGAGATCCGCGAGCACCGTGATCTGCGCCGCTGGCTTTGCCGCCTGCCGGTAGGACGCCACGATTTCTCCCTCGCTCATCGGCAGAGCATGAGAGCGCGGCGCGCCGCTCCGCGCCGGAGGGCTTCTCAGGATCGGCGTCGGCTTGTCCGGCGCATTAGGCTGCTTCGGCGTTTCCGCGAGAGACTCCGCCAGCTCCGGCTCCGGTGCGGTGCCCGAATCGGGCACCGAGTGGACAACGCGCCCGCCAACGACCAGCCCGCCGCCTCCTCCCGCAGGCGTCGGCCTCGACCCGCCGATCACGACAGGCACAGCGTCCCCCGCGAGCACCTCCACCGCGCCGAGCGCGGGGA